AATGATGTGATCGACATTGAAAAGTTAGAAGGCTACGGTCAACGGAGAAAAACATGGAAAAACGAATTGCACAGCTTGAGAAGATTATTCATCGGCAACAATTTATCGAAGACCGCTACGAGGAACTGATGCTGTCCTGCCGGCGCTGCTGGCGATATTACGGCGCAGACCACGAACTTTTCACCGCCAGCATGAAGGCAATGGACTTTCTCATTCGCCGGCATGCGACCGAGATTGACGAAATGAACGAGGAAGACAACGACGACAGACCGGAAAAAGGATGAAAAATGGAAGATGACGACGTTGGCTCGACCGAATACTGGCGAGCCATCAAACAAGCAAAGCAGGAAAAACGCGCCGATAACCGCGAAAGTTCTGCCGAGTATTTGGCGCAGCGGGGCATTCCGTTCGTTTCAAAGAACGGCGGCGCGCATCTTGTTGTTGAAGGCAAGGATTGCTTCATAGACTTCTGGCCCGGGCCTGGCAAATGGCACAGCCGGTGCGGCAAAAAAGGCTTCGGCGTGCGAAACCTGGCGGCGTTCATTGGGGCGACTTCTAACGCTTAGGTAACAAGCCGCCGCGACAGGTGGCTATTTGACGAACAACGCCCATTGCGGCGGTCTTTTTGACCGTTGAGTTGGTCCGGTTATTGGAAAGGAAGAGGTATGAGCAGAGGGAGAAAGTTGCAAAAAGGAGACGAGGCGGTTACCGACTTTAACGGCAAAGGCGTTGTAAGGGTGGCGATTACCGATAGGCGCGAGAATGCGCAAAGCCAAAGCCGGGTGATGTACCGTGTTTGGCCGCCGCTCAAAGGTGGCAACAACGAAACTTGGTATGACGCTGATTGGTTTGAACCTGCGCCGCCCAGCGCCTGAGATAACCGGAGCGACGCTTGCGGCATGTGCGATTACAACGCCGAACGCGAAAGAGGCCGCCTACAAGACGCAAAACATCGCGTCAATCTGTTGATGCTGCAATGAAAGGAGCACAGAATGATGCCAACATTTGAGCCAGTGGCTATGCGAAGCATAGTTCTTAACAGAGCAAATAAACTTGCTGCAAACAGTAATTTCTATATTGATGGTTTTGAAGCTCATAAGATGGGAAACCTAGTTCAAGCGCTCTTTGAAACTATTGAAGCCCAACTCCAACAAGCATATGAAGCTGGCTTGCGGGATGCTGTGCCTCAAGGCCGGAAGCCACTACCAGCCGCACCGAAAGGAGAGAAGGAATGATGTCTGATAAGCAATCAAACGGAATGTTTGACGTTAGCCAAGAACTAAATGCTGGCTACACCTTCACCAAAACGCAGATAGCAGAACTGGAGTCCCTGCGCAAAGAGAACGCTGCGCTGCTGGTGGCGATGGTTGCTAAGGATGCTACGCTGGAAAAGATAGCCTGCGTTGGTAATGGAAATTCTCACGGGAACAGTATTGGTAACTGCATGGCTATCGAAGCACTCGCTATACTTCCCTCCCCCGAACTGTTGGAAGCTAGAGATAGAAAGCGTGATGCGAAGTTGCTTCGGCTCTTTGCTAAAGACTTCTCCTCAAATATTCAAGAGCACGCAAACATGTCGGCTATTTTTCGTGAATCCGGAGAGTGGACTCCAGAACTAGGAGATTAAGATGAGCAGCGCAAAGAAACGCCGAGACCTGAACCGGGCGATTGAAGAACACAAAACAGCGAGACTCAGCGCCCAGTTTGCTACGTCAAATCACACGATGCTGAATATCGCAGAGTCCATATTGGCTAAAGTTAACGAAGCTCTCCGAGCGCAGATTGCAGAACTAACAGAACGCCTTCGTTTATCAGAAGCCCTGCGGACTAGTGATATGGAAACCACCGCAGAGCAAGCCGCGCGGATTGAGATGATGCGCAATGAGCTTCTTCTAATGAAGCGTGATAAGTGGCATTGGCAGGAAGCTCGGGATAGAGCACTCTCCATCACACCAAGCCAAGCACTAGCAGACTTTGCTGCGAAAGTGCGGAAGCAGTGTGCTGTTATTTGTGACGGATTGCAGCATCAGCGAAACAAGTACATCGAAGAAGATGGAGCAGAAGGAAAGCCCTTTGTTCCAAGAGATTGCGCAGAAGCCATCAGGAACCTAAAGGAACTGCCATGATTCTCACAGATGAAGAAATCGAGAAGTGTCGTGAGCTTGCTTTTCATGCGGCAAAGAAAAGCCAGCAATCATGTAAAGGGCAGCAAGTAACCCCAAGCGATGACTATGAATATCAGTTTGCTTGGGCAATCGAAGCCGCGATCCTCGCCAAGCTGAACAGCGCGGAGCCTGTTGGTTATGAGTTTCAGGCCACCGATGGTAAGTGGTGGAATAGTGTTACTAGCACTATTCCACTGCGATTATATCAATCTTATCCAAAGAATAATAAGTAACTTTCTCAACGCCTTTAAAAAACAATGGCGGCAAAAATCTTTTCCTTGGCTCGATTGGAACATATTCCTTCTTAACTAAAGACCCGTCGCTTAATTCAAATATAACGGCAATATGCGGGAAAAAACCCCAGTGCGATTTACGAATGACGAGGTGATCCCCTGCCCTGCCATACCTTGCGATACGCAGGGCGTAGGTCAGGCAGTTTTCCATTATTTCGTATTGAGCAGGTCAGTCTTTCGTCCGCTGCCGTAAGTGGTACCGAACCAGAAAGCAAGCACCATCATCAGCGACATATCCAGCGTGCCGAGGATTCGCCCGGTGACGATTTCGCTAACGCCGGCCGGCATGCCATTGAACAGAATCATCCCCTCCAGCCCAAGGACGATTGCAACAATTATCCATGTCAGCACCGCAGGCGTTTTAGCGCCGGTCTGAATGTTCATATTGCGCGCCGAGTCCCGATCTTTGAATTCGAGTTCGGCATACTTGAACCCGCGCTCGGCTTCCTCGGATTTCAGCTTCAACTCAAGTTGCCGAATGCCGCTGATCTGTTCGCCGGTAAGCGATCCGTTTTCAATGGCTTCCTGAATCTTCGCTGTGGTCGGGGATGCGATGTTGAACAGTTCGCCGATGGCAGCAACAGCAATTCCCGAAAGAGGCCCGCCAAGCGCACTAGCGACAGTTGGGGCGAGTTTCTTGATAGTATCTAACCAGTTCATCATTTAATCTCCGGATATGTGGAAAATGGCAATTGAAAATGAGGGCCATCTATGAATCCGCCCTTCCAATCACCGCCCCACTCAATTTGCACGCCTTCAAGCCGCGCCGCTTCTTTCATCGCCGCAGCTAGCTTGTGATATAGCGGCCAATCCCATCTGATTTCTCCATCCACGCGGGCTGCAAGATCAATGGCATGCCCGGTAAGGTGGCGAGAGCGCAGCGTCTTGGATGCGCCAGCGGCCTTGAGTTGCTTCTGCCGGTCAAGTGAGCGCACGCCTTCTGTGACGATGAAATCAATGGGCGTAATGGTTGCAGCGCGATAAACGACGCGCATCAAGTCGGCATGCACTCCGCTCATACGTGCGGATGATCTTGGGTCGATAATCATTTGATATGATCCTTGGCCCATGCAACAACCGCCCAAATCATTGCGGCGGCTGATGCCATCATCGGTATCATGATTTTCGACCCCTTCCACAAAGTAACCAATTCCTCAAGCGCCGGCTTCATGGTTTCCTGAGAAATCACCTTGTCGCGGATCTCGCGTAATAGATCATCTTGAAGATCCATCCGGCGGTTGATGTTGTTGATTAGGTCGTGGTCTGTCACGGTAGCTCCAAAATAGGCAATAAATCGATGTACTCGGCGACGGACAACGGGCCACGAACGCCGCTCTCAACCTCGGCCATAATCTGGTATCCGGTAGCGTTGCAGTCGTCCATCCATTGCGCAAATGCGATGCCCTCTGCTTGGAATGGACCGGGATAACCGGCGCGCAAAGCTGCGGTGTGGATGCTGTCGTAACGCTTGGATTTTGCGGCGGCTTGCAGATGCTCGTCGTGCGCCCGCTGGTATTTTTCGACGATTCGCGGGGAGATCATGTCTTGATGATGTAGTTGGCAATAAACGTCGGCTGCACGTTGTTGTGCGCCGCCCCGCTGCCGGCGCTAGCGGTATTCGCTGGGGTTGGAGTACCGTTTGTTATGGTGGTTAACGCTGTTGGCGCAAAGCCATCATATAAGACAGTGGCAGCAATTCCGTGCGTATGCGCCGGCATTTCGGTCGCGCTTAATGTGTGCGACTGAGATCCACCACTGGCACCGAGCGTTGATCCGGCTACGGGCGACGTGAGACGGCTTGCTGCTGTGCCGCCCATATTGTCCTTACCGGCAATCACCCGGCCTCTAATATCAGGCAGGCCGAACGTGGTTGATCCATCCCCTGCGCCGTAAGTTGTTCCGATGGCCAAAAACAGCGCGGCGTAGTTTGTGCGGCTGACGGTTTGACCGTAACACAACAACCATCCAGATGGCGCCGACGAACCGGCATATGGAGTCATCGTTCCAGCGGGGGCCGACGAACCTCCAACAGTAGAAAACCCTGCCCCGTCACAATAAACGATGACAAAATCCCCTGCGCCTACAACCAGCGTGGCCATGCCATTAATCGTTTCGCCTAGCGTCGGGTCTATCGTGATTGCCCCGGTGCCAGAGTTTCGCACCGCAAACGTAAAGCCATCGCCGAGCGTTGCAGCGGCAGTTATGTTGAGCGTCCATGTGCCAGAGCAGTTAAATACTTTCCCACGGTCTGCATCAATGACGGTGTAAGCGCCGGTTTTGACTAGCTGACCATTAAGTAATGACCCGAGCAGTCCATGTATTGCGCCTTTGTTCGCGGTGTCGGTGCCGAGCGTTCCGGCGATGTAGTCGCGCAGGTTGGTCAGCAGGGCTTTGACATCGCCCTCTGTCGCTGTGCTGCTGGTGGCAGTTGTTGAGGCTAACAGCGTCGTCATTTATCAGTATCTCCACATCAAGTTTGAGTCGGTCGACCACATCAGAGTGCCGGAATCGCTAGCCCACATGTAATCGGCCTCAAGGGCATAATTCAGGGTTGCGTAAGCGCCGCGCAGTGTGCCAATGGCCGCCACGCGAACAATGGTTTGCGATCCGTAAAGCGAAATCGCGGTGTAATTGCTAGCCCTTGTTTCGCCGGTGCGATTCCACGACAGACCATCGGCTGATTGCTCGACTATGTAATACTCAGCGCCCGGCGATGGTTGCCAGGTCAGCAGCATTTGATCCGGCGCGCCCGGCATGGAGCGGGCAGATAGTCCGATCAGTGCCGGGGCTGATTGTGGCGTTGGCAGTTGCGAACTTGAGACCGGCGGCGCAAAGATGCCAATATCGGCGCTGTGCACATTGGGGTCTTCATTGACGCAAACCACATCGACGGTGTATTCGTCACGCGGTTTGATGGATACGATGCGGCCCAATTGCGCCCATGTATCGCCCCAGCCGAATGTGATATGGGTGCGTTCTTCTTCCATGCCGACATAGGGCGTTATATCTGGCGTTTCGGCCAGCACGAGCTTATAAACGCTATCCCCGGCAGTAACCACGTAAGGGCCGGATACCGATCCATCGCGGCGGCGCAGCCCCACATAATGCGTGCCACTGCCCCATGTCATCGGCTCGGATAGTGGCATGGTCAGCGCGCCGGCATCCCATGCAACCACCTCGGCGAATTGGCCCCATTGTGGCAGGTCGTGGTTAATGGCAACCAGATCACCATAGGACGGGATAAAGCCGTCCATTTCAGTCGCAAACTTGATCAGCGTGCGGCGGTAGCGGTTTGCCGCTGCCATGTAAGTGCCTTCGCGGTTGGCTTGGGCGCGATTCGTCACGCCAAATAAACTAACCTTTGCCGGCTTGAGCGCTGACGAAGCGGGGAGCGCGCATGTCAGGCGGCGCGGTTTCCATGTCGTGTCATCAAAATACGAAACCTCCACCGAATCGGCGGTGTCTTCGGATGGCGTAATGAAATTGAGCGAAAACGAGCCGCGAATGATGTTGCGCATTGAGAACAATGCCACCGGCAAAGAAACCTCCTGATCGCGCACAAAGCACATTACCCCGCCCTGCATAAATGCTTTGCAGCGGCCAGATTGGGCTATCTTTGTGACGGCCTCCCAAAAGGTCGTTGTGGAGTCAAATCGGCCATTGAATGTATCTCCACGTGCCGTCCATGTCTCGTCAAGCTCTAGCAGCTTGTCCAGATCAATGCGCGAGTCAGGCAGGCCCACGGTTTTACAGGCATCGGCCAGCGCCCAGGCAATCGAGCGGGTGGAATATTCGCCGGCCCATGCCGAGCCGGTCCATTGATACAGTTTGCGCGTGCAATCGACGTTTATCTTGCGGCTTGATTGCTGCGAGATATTGTTTGTGGCACGGATTTTGACAGCCAGTAAGGTCACATCGCCGAAGGTGCGGGCGTCTTGCAGGTAGGCGCGCAGGCCCGCCCATACCAGTTCGTGGCCGGCGCGGGTTGATGTGTCTTTTGTGTCGGTGCGAACTAATTTAACTTCATAGCGGCCAGACGCCAGAGAGTAGCTTAACGAGTAGCGCAATGGTGTGGCCGTGGCCGCTGCAATCGCCTCTGAAGCGAGCGCTACCCATGCTCCAATTGGGGAGCCATCATCATCAACCTTGCGAGCGCTAATTGTTAAATTAACTGTTTTTGGCGATAGTGATCCGTTATCCTCTGCGAGATAAAGGCCGCGCGGAAAAACCAAGTCGACTGCAATGCGTGTTGTCAGCGTGCCGGCTGCATTGGCAACAAATGGCCCAATCTCAACCCCGGTAAGCGCCTCCTGCCCTGACACCTCAACTGATGTAGTGACAGCAGATGGGAATAAATCCAGCACTTCGCCGGGGCCGACGATCTCGTATTGCACCTCCTCGAAATTCTCAATGGCGGTATCTTCAATACGGATTTGACCTACATCAAATCGACCAACTCCAATGCAAAACAGTTGATAAAGGTATTGCTCATTGCCGGCGTACTCGACATAAGGCGCGGCGGCAAAGTCGGGATAGATGACCATGCGGCCATACTGGACAGGGATAGCGCCTTCGAGGCGGGCGGCATTGCCTTGGGCGGCGATGTTGTAGGTTGGCGATGCAGCTACTGAGTCGCCGCCCGCCTGACTATTTAGACCCTGCGGTTTTGGAGGTGGGACAAGTGCATTTACCAGCACAGCGCCGACTATTCCGACTGCGGCCTGAGCGGCAGCGCCATAACCAGCGCCATAAGCAGCCCCGACTGCGCCTCCTGTGTAAAAAGACAACACCGCAACCACAATCATAAGGATGACTTGCAGCACATTGGAGCCGCCGTCGTCGCCGCCACCTTGCGGCAACAGGACGATAGACAGCAAATCGCCGGTGCTGATGACTTGATCCCAATCGGCGCGCAGCACTGCCTCGCCATTACGCAGGATGATGAAGGGCTGTTTTGTTTTTGGTGCGAGGTGCTTGATCTGCGCCGGGCCGGTCAATTCCCTGACCTCACGTCCACGGTGCGGGTGGAATGGATCGCGGTGATAAATGCAGGTGGCTTTAAACATGCCGGTAATACTCCAGATGGCCCCATCCTGATTGCTTGAGGCTTTTAACCGGCTGAAAAACAACGCCAGGGCCGCGTATGCAGTGCAAAACTCCACCGCCATCTACATCGATCCACAACCCGACATGCGACGGATGGCGGGCATGGGCCAGTAATACGGCGTCGCCTTCTTGCGGCGCGTCGGTTGCTATCCACTGCTGACGCTCGGGGTTGGATTCGACGGCTTGCGCACAGGCGCGGCGATTGAAGGCATCTACCGCAACCGCTGGAATGTCACGGCCAAAGCGGTCATGTTGCACGCGCCGGAAAAATCCCCAGCAGTCGTGATTAGGTGCTGACCACTGATCTCCGATGTATTCAAAGGCCCAATGCATCACGCCACCAGACCGGGGAAACGTTCGGCGGTGTATTCCTGATTGGGGAACCGCTTGTTGTGCAGATCGCCGAATGAGGCGGTAGCCGAGACTTTAAAAACCGTGGCCGAGATGCCCGAGAGAACCATCGTCATCGGGGGATCATTCTGCGGGCCGGTCAAGTCGGTTGAGATGTATTGCCGGTAGGTCATCGTGATCAAGTCGGTTGAGGTCATCGCCAGTTGAACATTGGCGAGAATGTCCCGGCTCACGTTGTCAATCTCGACGGTGACTTGTGGCACGCCAACCGGCGATACTTCCGGCTTTGTCAGGCGAAAGGCGAAGCGCAGGAAGGTGACTGGCGCGGCGGTTTCGAGATATGCCAACAGATCATCGTAATCATTGACCACGTAAATCGGCTGGTCGAATGCCGGGTGATTGAGTTCCAGAGTGTGATAGATAATCACGTCTGACGGCGCAGCGGCGTAGGCTTCCTTGAGCGCTTGCGATAGGGTGCTATCCGGCATTACCTGACCTCCAGTTCGCCGGATACACGCCAATTCGTGCCGATCTTGGCTGACTTCCATACGCCTTTGAAGCGGGCTGTCTCGGGCGTGCTGCCACCTTTGCCCACAGGCAGGGAAATATCAAACCACGATGCGCCGCCGCTGATGCCGGTGGTCTCGTCATCGAACCACGTGCGGAATGCGAGAAATTGCGCATCGGAGAACAGAAACGAAACGGCCAGCAGGTCGTTACGGGTGCGGGTGCGGCGGCGGACTCTTGCTGCGCCGGCCTCCATTTCCGTTCTGATCGTTTGCTCTACCGGGTCCAGTGCGTAGCCATCGGAGAGCGGCGCGGGGAGAGTTAGTGGGTAAGCTGGCATTTAGTAGGCTCCTGCGGCGCGGTTTAGCCCGTAGCTGCTTTGCATGGCGGCAGGCACCGGGCCGGAACCGCGTGATATGTCGGAGGCGATTGCTCCGCGCACTTGCTCAATCACTACGTCGATAATTGAGCCGCCACGGCCATCGCTGCGTTTCTCGGTTTTGGCTTGGGCGTCAGTGTTGTTGATGATGTTGACCACAACATTGCCAGCGCCTTGCGATGCGACGCCTAGCTTGCCGTCTGCCCCTCGCTTGAGTGGCATGATGGCCTCAGGGCCAGCCTCGCCAAAGATGCCGGCACCGGATGCGAAGCGAAATGGCGTTGGAGAGTTATAGACCCCTCCGGAATAGGCCGAGAGCGATGGCGATGTAAACACGCCGCCTTTTGCTTGCGGCGCTGGCGTGCCACTGCCTAAAAAGCTCGATACAAGACCGCCCCAATTGACGCCGGAGATTGCTTTCATCGCCGGCTCGGTGACTGACAGGCGCAGCATTAACTTGATAAGATCCTGCTCAAGCCCTTTGAGGATGTTGGAGAAATCTCCACCGCTAGCGACAGCATCTTCAAATGCGCTAGTAAAGGTAAGCCCCAATTCTTCGGCAACGGTTTTTTGTTCCTTGAGCTTTTCCGTGTTGGTATCGAGGCGCTTGCTTGCCGCCTCAACGTATTGTTCTTCGCTGATCTTTCCCGCTTTGAGCGCTTCAACGAGTAAGAGCATGTCATCGCGCGCCTTCTCGATTTTTGACGAGTCGGTTTCTCCAAGCATGGTGCTAAGCCGCTTTGCCGCGTCGGCGGCTTTCTCGCCGGCAATCGCTGCTTCTGCTTGCGCGATGGCGGTTTGCTTCCACGTGTCGGGCATGGATTGCCATTCACTCGACACCATCAGGTCATAGATGGTTTTTTGGCTCTTGCTCAAATCAAGCAGGGCAGCATCGGCATCGCGTGTCATGTCGGCCAGTGCCTGCATTGATTTGCCGTAAGCGGTGGCCTCGGCGCTGGCTTCCTGTACTTCTTTGGCTTTCTTGGGGGATTTAGTCGTGCCTTTTTCGTCGCCACCCAAAAAGCCTTTAATGTCTTTTTCTTTGGGCGATTCGACACCAGACGATGCAGCAACCGGCTTTGTCAGGCGATCGCCATATTTCTTGAGCGCGTCTAGCTGATTGCGCGTAATTTCAATCTTTTTGTCTAATTCCTCAGTCGAGCCGTACAGCCACTGATTCAACAGCCCGCCGTTTTCGCCTTCTCTACGGCGGCGGCCAAGTGTTGCCAGTTGCTGATCAAGTTCTTTGATCTGTGCGCCGACTGTCATATCAATATCGCCTAGCATCAAGTCGAACGGGATTTTTCCAATCCCCGCAATGCCACGAATGACAGATTCAAGAATGTTGCCTTTTTCAATGGCGGCATTCATGGCTTTGACGGTATCGTTAAGCGACGGCACCAGGCTGTTCGCAAATTGCGTTGAAAGCCCACCGACCGAGCCTTTTAAATCGGCAAAGTTATCGTTTAGCTCGTCTGCCTTGTCAGCACTTTCTGACGTGATCCCAGATAGCTTTTGACCGCGATCGATCATTTCGCTGATTGCTTTAGATCCTTCGGACAACGCCGGCGCAGCAGACTTCCAAGACTTCCCAAGCGCTTCAGCAGCTACTGCGGCGCGCTTTTGCGGGTCTTCTATTGCGTTAAAAACATCGGCGAGTTGCTTGAATGCCTCTACCGGGTCTTTGGCGACAATCCCCAACTTGGCAAACTTTTCAGCATCCTTGCCCATGTTGACCGACAGCTTGTTAATAGCATCAGCAATGCCATCAATGTCAGAGCCGGTTTTTTGCGCCACCGAGCTAAGCCCGGCCAGCGTTTCGACGGATAGCGAGGTGGATTTACTCAGGTCTTTGAGTTTGTCTTGCGCATCAATCGCGCTAACTACCAGCGTCGTAAAGAAATTGACGCCGACTGCACCGGCAAGCGCTGCGCCAAGGCTCTCGAACGTCTTACCAACGTCCGAATAAGCGCTTTTCATCTTGCGCGCATTGTCTTCGGCAAGCCGGCTGGCCTTGGAAAAATCGCGCTCAAGGTTGGCTAGTTTCGCCTCCAGATCAATTGATAGCGTAGCGATGGCCATGTCTTTTAACCCTTGGTGTAATCCCTGATTGCCGCCATTTGGGCGATCAGTATTTCTATGTCGTATCCGAGAATTTCAGCGACCACCGGAATTGCTGACCAATCCATGCCACCACACATATTCCATGCGGTAATTGCTAGTCTAATTTCCGGCGTTTGGGTGGCTGGCTTGAGGTTTCCCGGCAGGTCTTGCCCCTCAAGCCACTCCGTCAGTTTTTTGTTAGCTGCTCAATCTTGGCTTTGTGTGCCTGGTACGCAGCAAAAGTCTCTTTGACGATCTTCGAGAGAATGTCTAGCCGATCCTCTAACCATTCGGAGCAAGCCTCTTGATCAAACGGCAACGGGTGCGGAGCGCCACCGTCGAACATGGACAACTCGCTGACCCCGCTCCAATCCACGATAAACGGCAGGATGGCGCGGGCAGCGGTTTGTTTTTGTAGCTCGATCATTTCCAGATCAGTAGGCCGGCGAACGGTAAAAGTGAAGGTATCAACCTCCACCTTTACCTCTCGCGCCTTGCGGATTTTGTCGGCAAGGCTCATGGTTAGCTGGCGTAGTAAGTCGGGGTGCCGTTGCAAGTGATCGTGGCTTTACACGTTACCAATTGCTGCGATGCACCAAGCGGAGCCAGTGCCGCACCCACGTAGCCGTTAAAGACCATGATCTGCCCACCCGTGCCGAACGTGAACATAAATGAGCGCTTGGCTTGCGCATCGGATGCGGATTTCATCGCCTTAAGTCCGGAATCTGCAACGTCCCAAATGTGATCCATGCCATAGGAGAGAGCAGACGGCAGGCCGGGCATCTGGCTACGCTGAGCGACGTGTACCGTGGTGGTGTCGATCATGTCGAATTCGCCACCGCTCGGATTGATGTTGGTCGCGGTGGTAATCGATGTGCCGAACGTCAGCTTTTGCGCCGTGCCGCTTGAGAAGGTGTCGAACAGGGTGGTATCTTCGCCTTCCAGCGTAAAGTTGGCACCTGAAACAGTTTTGACGCGGAACACGCGGTCATCAAGCTGACGCATGCCTTGAACCGAGAGGACGACATAATCGCCATTGGCGAGGGTGTTAGTTGCAGTCACCACGCCCTCGGATGCTTTTGAGATTGCGGTGATGGTGATTGCGGCGGCTAGCGCCGATTGCATCGCTACTGCGACGTTTGACCACTTGCGTGCTGTTGCCATGATTTGCCTTTCTACGGACGAAAAAAAACCACCCGTAGGTGGTTGGTTATGGTTTTTGGTGTCTTATGAAACGAACATATCGAATTCGATACTTACGGCGAAAAGCCCTACCTCGTTATCGAATCCGCTTGATCTGTCTGCTATTTGATAGCCATCTGCCTCTAGTGCAAGTCGGATCTGATCGCCTATCGGCTCGGCTTCGGTGCGGCTTTTAGCCCATGCGGTGATTACAAAATGCACCTCCTCAGCAACAAGAGCGCCGCCGATGGTGTATGTTGGGTTTGTACTGGCGCGTACAAAAACGATTGCTGGCAGCGCTTCGTTTTCCGGCAATGCATCAGGGGATATGCGCAATCCGACAAGCGCGGTAAGCCCTGCCAGCCCGGCAAGAGCGGCATATAGTTTTTCTTCTGCTGTCATTTGCGGTTATTCCACCACTGAATTAATGGGGCGATTTCACGTTTAAACACTTCCAGCGCATCGGGAAGCGCGTCTGCGGCTTTGCCCATAAAGTCGCGGGCCGGCATTTTCTTGGTGCCAAATTGGACAAATTTCCAATAGAACGGGTCAATCGGGTTCTGACTTGACTTGCCGCCGATCCGCTTAAATCCGCGAATTGCTGCTGTCTTTAGCGGCTTGATGTTGATAAAAACACCAACATTCCCTGACTTCCGGGCCGCTTTGCTGGTGCGCACCATCAACCGCCGTTTTAATAGCCCCGATGTTCTATATGGTGCTTTTGCCGCATTCTCTGCCGACATGACCGGGACTTCCTGCTTCGCAGCGCTCAGCGGAACCCTTGCGGCTTTTCTCAGTGCTGACAGCAAATGCTTCTTTTTTAGGCGGTCTGGAATCTCGCTCAATACACGTTTCAGATCGTCAATTCCTTCGATCTTGATTGAGATGCTATCGGCCATCTCTAACCCCATGAACCGCTGCAATCTCAATCGTTCCGGCGTATTGATCAGTCCCCGGTATCACGTTCGTTATGTCGTACAGTTCTGCTTTCCAAACCACGCGCATATTTGTCTCAACGCCTGCCCGCGCTCTGATTAAAAACCGCGCATCAATGACGTGCTGCTGTTGGTTTGCGGCATAGAAAGCATTGCCGCGTAATGGCATGACTTTTGCCCACACCGTAAAAGAATCGGCCCATGTCACGACCTCTTCGCCGATGGCGTTGCGCGTGACTGACTTGCTTTGCAGCGTGATGCGCTGGTTAAACTCGGCAGCGGAGATCATGAGTAAATCCGCGATAGATCAAGCAAGCGATGCCAGAAGCGATCCGGTAACGATGTGGCTTGCTTGGTCGTCATCGTTTCGGCTTGTGCCGCCATCGTCCCGATAGCGAGCAGCATCCACGCCTTGATGTTTTCCGGAACATCGGTTTCGTCGCCATACCCGCAGATGTAGCGCACCCGCACAGCATTTGGCACAGCGTAAGTCGCTGGCCATGCCTTACCGTAAGCCAGCGTTACATAGCCCGGCTCTGAGTCTTTGTCGAGGATGTAATCCTGCGGGTCTAGCGTCTGTTCGTTGCCTGACTCATCAAGGTATTTGACCGAGACAACAGACTGAATCGGCGATCCGTAAAGCTCGAAATCTGCCGGGAAGGCATCAAGCACTAATTCCCGCGTTTGCGTGCAAAGCGCCCGGCCTGTCTCATGCTCTGCCGAACGACGAGCAGCGGGAATGATTACGCCAGTTAGCAGGGAATCAAGCTCATTGCCATCGGTGCGGCATTGAATCTTTGCCTCGTCAAGCGTGACCGGCTCGACCGTCGGCTGAGTGATGATTTTGTAGGCCATTGTT